CCCTTGCACCGGTTCCTGAGAAGGAATACCCCGAACGGCTGACGGAGGGATACTACCGTGTCCGCCGGAATTGGGCAGACGGCAACCGGGGCCAGATCGGTGCATATCGTTTCCTTTCCAACGCGAAAAAGCGTGTGGATAAGAATCCCGGCTACAGCGTGTTCACCGATGATGGTGTTGCGATCTACCCTGTGGCAGAAAAGGCTCCTACCGCCGATCCAGAGGAGACCGGCCGCGTACACACTGTCGTCAGAGGTGATACGCTGTATGAGATTGCCAAGGCATATCTGGGAGACGGCAGCCGTTACAGAGAGATCAAGACTCTGAATGGACTGACCTCCAACACCATTTATGTCGGCATGAAACTGAAGATTCCTGACTAAGAATGAAACCCACCATGCAACCGGCATTCTGCCTTCTGCATGGTGGGCTTTTTGTTTATTTCATTTTTACAACTTTATCTTTGAAGTCCTGTGGTTCATGGTAGCTCCGTCGGTGTCAGCGCTATTCCTAACTTGGTGAAATCTGTATCACTGATTGTGCAGCCACCAAGAATTAAGAAATATAACTGTAACGTCTGGTTGCGGATTTCTTTTACTGCATCAATCGACTGGAGATTATGCTTATGGAAGAATCCATTTCTATGCTTCTCACGCCAGTCGGCGATAGCATCAACAATGTGGCGTTTAGCAAAATCGTTCACATCAAACATCCAGGAATTTTTCTGAAAAACTTTCTCTAGCGACCCTAAAGTGCTGTCAATGAGGCTCTCATTTTCAGCCGAGAATTCAATTAACCCGCCACCCTTGGCCTTAATCTTAAAGGAGTTTTTCGTCTGGAAGCTGATAATCGCCCAGATCAATTGCTCGACAGACTTCATGTAGCCGGCGACAATGCTAGTAAGATCCAGATTCTCAGTTAACAGGTACATATTGTAATTCCATTCAGAGGAGATAAAACTTACAGCAAAATTGGATGTGCCAACCATCGCCCGCCATAATCCACGGTCAATATAGTTTTTCATCCAAATGTCGACCTGGTGCTGATAGATATTTTCCGGGATATTTGCCGTGTACGGATGCGTTCTGAGCATATCTCCAGTTTTTACCCGAAAGCGCGCCAATGCCGAGTCAGTGGGGGTGACGATGGTGCTAAACCCAATAATTTCTCGGGCTTGTTCATTAAACATATTAATATGCGTGACCAGTAAGTCATATTCGTCACAGCCAAAATACTGTTCCCAGAACTCTCGGATTGTGACTTTCTCGATTTGAATGCCGCGCTTTACATTATTCCTGTTTTCATCAGCAATTATGTATTCATACCATTCTTTATTCGGATCAACGATCTTGACAAATATGAGCTTGTCCACTTTGAATTGTCCATCTAAAAAGGCAGCTGAAAAAGCCTTTTCATCATCCGCCACACAAAAGACAATGCCACATCTCAATTCATTTTCTGTAAGAATGGTTTGGAAAGGCCGCGTTTTTACCTGCTCTTCTGGAAGCATTCTTGAATAACGAGGATCGATTGGATAGAAAGAAAAACGCGGATCATTTCGCTGTTGAAACAAAGACACGGTCAGCCTCTCAACAGCCTTCACAGCTCTGAACTCATTCGTATCTACCATGTTAGCATAGCTGTGATAGCGAGCGTCGCCAAGGTTTAGCAACGATCCCTTTGCTTTAGAGTATTCTTCTGTACGCTGGACACAGCCTTCTCTGCTGTCTCTGACAGTGTTTATTACCTCAGAAAAAACATCCTCATAAATATTTATCATACGATTCCCTCCAAAGCATAAAGCATCAAAAAGAAGAGAAAAGGCACATAACCCGAAGATTATGTGCCCTGACGCTTGGGAACTTAACAAACGCTAACACTAGCGATTGCACGGTTCCGGGCAGCACCGACCGCATAGATCGATACTTCCTTGATCGCATCGGGTTCCATTCGCAGAGCGAAGATGGTACCGACGGCGACCACGCCAAGGGCCAGAACGACTTTGTAGTCGATAATGACCTTAACGTCCATAGCACTACCTCCTTTCCAGGGCCACGCCCGTAGAATAAAAATGGAGTGCTATGCCGCCCAACGTCCGGGTAATTGTAACATAGGAAGGTGAATATTTCAAGATGCTCACTTTAATCAATGAAATTGTACCCAACTGTAAAACAGTCCGTTTTATGGGACATTTATGATTTTATAATTAGGTCATACAAAGAAAGGAGTTGAACTTTCGTGATATTTTACAGCATAAAAAGCAACGAGAAAGTGTTTCATCTTCCTCACTGCAATGTTAACCGCCGTATCCGCAAAGAATATAAAAAGCAGTTCTTCAATGAAGAAGAGGCCCGAATCGCTGGATATCGGATGTGCAACTGCTGCTCTGTTGTCGGAGCAAGGCTGAAAAAGGAGCAGGAAAACGTCAATAAGTTCTGCCAAGAATACGGTATTGCTTGCTGGCATGAAGACGGTCAGATTCGTATTGAAACACCGCAAAGTATGTGGAAGATTATCACCAGTGGCAAGGGAAACAAGCTCTTCCTGTATCACAAAAATGCATTTCATAAAGAAGAAAGCATTCCCAGCATTGTGCCAGGGTATCATTCTCAGGCTGCTCGTAGCAAAACGATTGTTGGCTACTTGGATTACATTGTTAGGCATGATACATACTGGAAACGCCAGAAGAAAAAGGCGAAAAAGAAAGCGGACAGTATGAAAAACCTTCGCCGCAATACACGTTCCTATCAGCGTGGAACGGATAACAAGCGATATAGTGCCAATCAACTATATTCCATTATGGAGAACATTTATTTATAGCTCCCATATTTGATATGTTATTACAGAGACGCTCTGGGAAATTGCCTGGAGCGTTTTCGTTTCTCCCACTGGGCTATGGCCTGGTGGGAAGTTTTTTTATTTTCCCCCGGTCGATTTTGGGTTCTGCCGTGGCCTAATAATGAGAGGATGGCTCTCAGAAGGAGGATACCCTATGACCGACCGGGAACGCAGCCAAATCAATACATTTCGTTTGGAAGGATTGACTCAAAAGCAAATCGCGGAGCGAACCGGAATCGCCCCTAATACTATAAAAGTGTATTGCCACCGCAATCCGCTTTCTCCGACAGCCGTGGCCGATCACAAAGGCTTGTGTCGCCATTGCGGCAAGCCGCTAATCCAGACCCCACATAAGAAGGTTAAGCGATACTGTTCGGATCTTTGCCGAATGTCCTGGTGGAAAGAGAACGACAACCATTTGAACAAGAAAGCATTTTACCGGATCGTATGTCAACACTGCGGCACTGTATTTGAAAGTTATGGGAATGCGAACAGAAAATACTGTTCCCGGAGTTGCTATGCCCTTGCACGGAAGAAGGTGAACATCGATGGATAATAGAAAAGAACAGCAGCTTATTCGATACAGAATGGCTATGTCTATGGCGAAGGAAATGTTGCGTCGTGGCCTTATTTCGGAGGAAGAGTACGGCATAATTGATACAATAATGACCAAACGCTATCTCGAAACTTCGTGTACTATATTCCACTAAAAACCCTGGCTATTACCCCCAAACAGAGGTAATATGCTCACTAATACCCAAGGAGGTGGACTGATGGAACGCATCATTCGACAAGTGGAATTTCCAGCCGAAATCCCAAAATTGACCAGGGTTGTAGCGTATGCCAGAGTGTCTTCTGGTAAGGAAGCTATGCTGCAATCGCTGTCGGCACAGATCAGTTACTATAGTGATCTGATCCAAAAGCATCCCGGTTGGCAGTATTGCGGTGTTTATGCAGATGAAGCCATGACCGGCACCAAGGACGATAGAGAAAACTTCCAGCGGTTGCTGGAGGACTGCCGGTCCGGAAAGATTGATATGGTCATTACCAAGAGTATTTCCAGATTTGCCCGCAACACCGTCACGCTGCTGGAGACTGTTCGCGAACTGAAGCTTTTAGGCGTCAATGTTTACTTTGAAGAGCAGAACATTTTTACCTTGAGCGCTGACGGAGAACTGATGATGACGATATTGGCCTCCTATGCCCAGGAGGAAAGCCGATCCGTTAGTGAAAATCAGAAGTGGCGTGTCCGAGCCAATTTTAAAGAAGGGCTCCCTTGGAATGGAACACTTCTGGGATACCGGATTCAGAATGGTGTGTATGTGCCAGATGTAGAAGAAGCTGCGCTGGTTCGGCAAATTTTCGCCCTTTATAATGACGGATGGGGTGCGAACAAAATCGCCAACTACTTGAACAAAAACGGTTACCGGACAAGAAAGGGAAACGAGTGGCGTCAAAATACGGTGCAAAAGATTCTCAATAACTATAGCTATACGGGAAATCTACTTTTGCAGACTACCTTCATCGAAGACCATATTACAAAGAAAGGTCGCTTGAACGAAGGCCAGTTGCCAATGTACCATGCCCAAAACAGCCATGAACCGATCATCACTATGGAAGAGTTTCAGACAACGCAATGTACTCGCCAGATTCGCGCAGCCACATATCGTCACGAGGCGGACCGCTCCATCAAGTATCCGTTCAGAGGAAAGCTGCTATGTACTGACTGTGGAAAGAATTACCGCAGGAAGGTTGCCCGCTCAGGCCCCATATGGATCTGCTCGACTTATAACACTAAAGGAAAGGCGTTTTGCCCGACCTCCAAAGCAATCCCGGAAGATAAGCTTTTGGAGGAAACCGCAAAAGTGCTTGGGCAAGAGGTGTTTGAAGAAGATTCCTTTCGGGAACTTGTAGACCATATAGAAGTGAGTAGCGGGAATCGTCTTGACTACTTTTTCAAAGATGGATCTTCTGTTTTCACAATCTGGCAGGATCGATCCCGTGCGGAAAGCTGGACGGAAGAGATGCGTGAGATTGCACGGCAGTCTACCTTACGGAAAAAACGACAGGAAAGGGATACTAATGAAGAGACTGTACGAACGGAAAACGGTTGCTTATTTTCGGGTAGCAACCAGATCTCAACTTAAAACAATGAGAGGTGATTCTAACTATGAGCAGATCTGTAAGATCGGTAACAGTCATTCCAGCCAGCATAAATCCAATCAGCCATTTACCCATGTCATTTCAGAGGAAGCGCCGGGTTGCCGGATATGCCCGTGTTTCTACTGACAGTGAAGAACAGCAGACCAGTTACGAAGCCCAGGTTGACTATTACACACGATATATCCAGTCCAAGGCTGAATGGGAGTTTGTGAAGGTTTATACCGATGAAGGCATCACTGCAACCAATACCAAAAAGCGTGACGGCTTTAATCAGATGGTTGCCGACGCTCTTGCTGGGAAGATTGATCTTATTGTAACGAAGTCCGTCAGCCGTTTTGCACGTAACACAGTGGATAGCCTCACAACTGTCCGGAAACTGAAGGAGAAGGGGGTAGAGGTCTACTTTGAAAAGGAAAACATCTACACCCTGGATAGCAAAGGTGAATTGCTGATTACCATTATGTCCAGCCTTGCCCAGGAGGAGAGCCGCTCTATCTCAGAGAATGTCACCTGGGGCAAACGGAAACAATTTGCCGACGGTAAGGTTGCGCTTCCATATAAACATTTCCTCGGATATAAGAAGGGCGCTAATGGGTTGCCGGAGATCGTGCCAGAGGAAGCAGAAATTGTCCGCCGCATTTACTCATTGTTTATTATAGGAGGGACGGCTTGTTCCATTGCCAAGCAGCTAACGGATGAAGGAATCCCAACACCCTCTGGTAAGGGAAAATGGTCTCCTACTACAATTGAGAGCATTCTTTCCAATGAAAAGTACAAAGGGGACGCACTCCTTCAAAAGACTTATACACTGGACTTTCTGACTAAGAAAATGATCGTCAACGACGGTAAGGTGCCTCAATACTATGTTGAAAACAGCCATCCAGCCATAGTACAGCCTTGGGAGTTTGCTATTGTCCAGGCTGAAATCAAACGCAGAAAATCCCTTTCTAGGAGGTACAGTGGCCAGAGTGTTCTGGCAACTCACATCGTTTGCGGCGATTGCGGTGACTATTATGGTTCCAAGACCTGGCATTCAACATCGAAGTACCGACGCACCATTTGGCAGTGCAACAGCAAGTTTGCGGGAGATCGGAAATGCAGCACTCCGCATTTGGATGAAGATATAGTGAAAAATGCCTTTGTAACA